AGCCATTGGTATGATATAAGTACTATAAGGTTGATGTAAAACAATCGCACACATTATTTATAAGGGAGCACATATGAGTGAGAAGAAGTTTTATCAGGATAAAGAGTTTAAAAAGCTGCAAATGAAGTGGTATAAAACACTCGATGATAAAGGCTTTGACGATGTTGAGAGAATTGGAAAGTTACGGCAAAAACATTATAATGAGTATGATGCAATCTTAGCCCGTTCCGATTCAGTCATTAGATCAGCAATGCAAAAACAGAATGCTCTTTTATCTTTCCAGCATTACAGTCTCATAAGAAATTTTTCCTATGCTAATACAGCTATATCTACTTCGGGCACTAAATTCAAGCTTCTTTCTACTGATAAAATCATTCTAAGGCTCACTGGAGACGGTAAAACCTTAAGATTTATCTCTAAGTACCTAAGATCACGTTGCAAACCTCCAAAAACCACCACCAGACCTAATCAAAAACCCTATTCACTCTTTTACGTACACTCAAGACTTAAAAAACTTATAAATATTATGAGACTCACACTTGGAAAGACGGGGGGGGGTTCAAAAAACCCTCTCAATGAATAATATAGAGTAATAAGATAGACCAAATAAATAGGAGCTTGCTTATCTTCACTCACCATGATACAATAAACCTCAAAAGGGACCCACGCCCGGAACAAAATTTTTCAGGCTCAAACCTTTTCATGCAATTACAACCACTTAGCAACACGGGAGCCACGCATGCCAAATAAGCCTATGAAAACATTACTAAACTACGCACTAATCATAATAAGCATAGTCGTAATAGTAGACATATTAATAAAGGAGTACATACTATGAGTAGGAGGAAAGAAAATGATCTCAATACAGCCGATGCTGTAAACGAGTCCGAACCCATAAAAGCCCGTAAACCAGCTCGACGAATCATAATACCAAAAAAGAACGAACCAGTTAGTACGCTTATGGTACAAAGTACAGATCTACTAATAGACGATGCTAAATTAATAATAGCAGCCGAGTTAGCTCGCTACAGACAAAAAGCATCCAGAGGCATAAGTTTGGACCTCAAAGAAGCCCGAGTCGTAACAGGATATATAGCCGAATTAACCAAGTTGCAACGTGAAGAACGAGAACAAGCTCGATCCGAAGATCTCTCAAATCTCACAGATGATGAACTCCTACAAGTAGCTGCACAAGTACTCGGAAAGACGAAACCCAAACTCATTGAAGAATAGGAGTAGACTCACATGACCCAAGTTAATGAGATTTCGCACACTTACCAATATGGCTCAAAAAAGAGTTCCACCTCCAATACAACCCAGAACTTCATACAAGCACAGAAGCCCTCTTCATGCCCAATTTCGCCACCCAACCCCTTACCCCATATCACGAGTAGGAGGAAAAAGAAATGATCCACAACAGCCCATTACAGCCCTTAAACTCGATTTTAAAGAAATCTTTAATATAACGCACACACACCAATCAGAACCACTAGGAGCAAAACATGACAAAAGAGCAAATTCAAGAAAAAGCCTACCAACTTTATGCCGCCCTAGGCGAGTTAGGACTCAGGCGAAAACAACTATCACAACAAATTCAAAACCTAGATAAGAACATAGAATCACTAGAAATAGAAGTAGTAAACTTAAGTAAAATTAATACACAGGAGTCAGACAATGAGTAACCAACTACCAATCCGCCTAAGAGCAGCCAATTCAGAAGACGTAAGCTTCATATTCAATTCATGGCTAAAATCCTTCCGAAATTCATTTTTCGCCAAATCCATCGCAAACGAAATATACTTTAACTCACATCACAAAGTAATTGAGAAATTAATCAAAGAATCCAAAATAACAGTAGCCTGCTCAGAATCAGATCCAAATCAACTATACGGATACATCTGCGCTGGACAAGTAGATAATTTTTTCATGCTCCACTACATATATGTAAAACACAGTTTCCGAAACATGGGCATAGCAAAATCCCTACTAAACAGTTTCGACCACGATCCAAGCGTAGCCTCCATATTTACACATAACACTAGAGTATGTGACAAATTAGCATCTCGATACAATTTCATCTACAACCCTTACATGCTATTAAATATGGAGTCTGACAATGACTAAGAAAAATAAAGATGTAGAATTACTAAAACTAAACCTAGAACACGCAATAGATCATGGAGTGGATTTCGAGAATCGCATAATCCGCATAACAGGAGCAATAGGCTCTCCATCTCCACTTGACACAGAAGATTCATACTTCGATTTCAACACCCTAGATTTTGCCCTAACTCGCATGGAAAAAGAAGATCCAATAAAACGCATAACAATCCGTATAAACTCATTCGGAGGAGAATGTTACGAAGCCCTAGCCATAATAGGCAGAATGAAAGCCTCACCATGCGAAATAGTAACAGAAGGATTTGGAGCCATAATGAGCGCAGCTACCCTAATTCTCATGGCAGGCGACATAAGAAAACTATCTAAGTACTGCATCTCAATGTTTCACGAAATTGGATATGGAGTAGCAGGACAACACGAAAGTATAAAAGAACAAGTTCTACAATCCGAAAAGGAGTTAAAACTCTGGGCATCATATTACGAATCCTTCTCAAACAAAAGTGTCCGTTTTTGGCTATCTAAAATGAAGAAGAAAGAATATTACCCTACACCAAAACAAATGCTAGAGTTTGGAGCAATAGACGAAATCATATAGGAGCAGCCATGGGATTTTTTAATAAAGGCGATAGTGCAGAAGTACGAAAACTTAAAGACAAAATAGCAATAATGGAAGCTAAACATAAAGATAATATAAAGAAACTAATAAAGATTCAAATAAGAGTTATGAGAGAATTATTCAACAACCTAGATCAAATCCTAGACAAAAACACAGTAAAGGTAAGGGAGATAAAACACATCCAATCCATCCCTGCCCGATGGGAGCTGCGAAAACTAAGATCTGAAATAATGAGAAAACTTAACATATGAAACTAAGATTATTCATAGGATGGATAGCATCAGTCTGCTTCATGCTATCAGGTCTACCAGCAGCATACGAAGCCCTAATAACCGGAACATGCCTAATCCCACTAGGAACACTAATCCTCTGGACACTAGGAGAAATATGTGCTATAATATACATACTTCCGAGAAGAGACAAACCTCTCTTGGTAAACTACGCAATAAACCTTATATTCCTATCAATAATGTGGATGTATAAATAAAGGAGCTAATATGAGTAATGAACCAATCCAACTATCAGCAGAAGAGACAAAAGAAATACAAGGCATGATGAAAGAAAACGCCAAGAAGGCAAAAATGGGAGGAGTTCGTAAAAAATCTAAAAAAGCAGCTCCACAAAAATCAAAGAAGAAAAAATCAAATGTAGAAGCCGATATAGAATCAGCCTATAGACAAATGAAAAAAATACTAAAAGTTAGAACCAAATCAGATCTGATAGAAATAATATGGACATACGGAGTACAGCTAAGAGAAATGCAACATGCCTTACAAGTCCTGTTAGAAGAAAACAAAGAATTAAAAGGCAATGAAGCCGTACAGGAGTCCGAAAATGAAGAGAAGTAACATTAACAAACCAATCCTAGGAGTAATGATAATACACTCACTATTAATTGCCCTAAGCCTATTCCTACCATCTATGGATAAAACAGACGTAAACAAGATTTACGCAATAAACATAGTCCCTTTCAGATTAGATGATGGTAGAATATACGGAACTGGATCTTACATGAAATACAAAGGCAAAACATACGTAATAACAAACAAACACGTATGCGAAGGTGGTTTAAAACACAGAGCCAAAAAAGACAACTCACTAAGAGTAGATAAGGTTGTATCAAAAGTACTAAAAATAAGCAACAAACACGACCTATGTGCCCTCGAATCAGACCGTATCTCAGGTTTAAAAGTATCCAAATCTCGTGCAAACCCACTAGACAAAATAACAATCATAGGATATCCTCGTGGGATTGGAAAAGTAATAAGACATGGAAGGGTAATTAGAGACTACATAATTAGTCTAGGATTTCAAAACCCACTATACACAGCAACTCAAATAGACATACTAGCCTATCCCGGAAACTCAGGCTCTCCCATATTAAATAAAAATGGTCAAGTAGTAGGTGTATTATTCGCAGGAAATCCTATGTTCCCACACGAGCCAGCAATGGTTCCATATAAGGATTTAATTAAGTTCCTAGAATCATTAAAAGACGTAAAATAATACAGACGCACACATAATATAGAGTAAGAAAGAAAATTCGCAAATAAACCAAAAGTAACACCCAAGGAGATTATCATGAAAGACAAGAAAATCAGACTAGTACAAGTTTATCAAGCAGTTAAATTTGAAGGATCAAATGAAACATCCTTTATTTCATCAGGCAGTCAAAGAAAAAAACCAATAAAAATCTCAATAAATCACAACTATCACGGTGTAGAGATCGAGTCCGAGAATGAAGATGGAGATCATATCTTTGTCCCATTCACGAACGTAAGTTGCATTTACTTTGAAAGTGCTAACACAAAAAAACATGATAAGAAAATGAAAGAAGAGAGAAAGCGTGTAGCAGAAATTAATAATGATAAAGTAGATAAGAGTAAGAAGCCTAGATAAAAATGGCTAAAAAGCTCACCAAACAATCCATTCTAGCCGAGATAGAGAAGCGTAAAAATAAAATAGAGAAGCCACAATTCTCTTTTGAAGAATATACTTTTCCAGCACAGAAGAAATTCTTTAGAAATAAAGGAAATAGATTTCGTATAGCAGTATGTTCTCGTAGAGCAGGAAAAAGTGTAGGAATTGCAGCAGATATGGTTGATACAGCAGAGGCAGAATCAAACATAAACTTACTATACATAACTCAAACCCAAGGAGCAGCTAGGAATATAATCTGGGGAGAGATACTAAAAATTATAGAAGAGTATGAGATAGATTGTAAAATAGATAATACACGTCTAACAGTAACATTTAAAAATAAATCAAAAATATTCTTAGCAGGTGCAAAAGATCAATCGGAAGTATCAAAATTTCGTGGTTATAAATTAAAAAAATGCTACATTGATGAGGCACAATCAATAAGACCGTCCATACTATTAGAGCTTATTAATGATGTTATAATCCCAGCCCTACGTGATCTTAGAGGCTCCTTATACCTAACAGGAACTCCCGGTCCAGTAAAGGCTGGAATATATTTTGAATATTCACAAAGTTCTAATTGGTATTCTCATGAGTGGACTGCATTCGATAATCCTCATATGCACGATGTAGAGTCCGGAAAAGATCTAGAAGAAACCCTAGCAGAAGAACGTATAATGCGAGGAATTGACATAAATGATCCATCCTACGTTCGTGAAACATACGGTAGATGGGTAGAAGATACAGACGCACTAGTGTTTAAATTTAATAAATCCAAAAACATTTATGAAACACTTCCAACTCAAGGAACATGGACTTACATTATGGGAGTAGATATTGGGTTTGAAGACTCCGATGCAGTTTGTATACTAGGTTACAACTCCCATGTAAAAAAAGTATACCTAATAGATGAATATGTAAAAAACAAACAAAACATAACAGAACTAGTAAGACATGTTCGCAGATTAAAAGACGAATATGAACCAGTAAAAATAGTTATGGATGCAGGAGCATTAGGTAAGAAAATACAAGAAGAGATCCGAACTCGTCACGGCATCCACATGGAAGCAGCAGAAAAAAATCGAAAAGTTGAATTTATAGAATTATTAAATGATGATTTACGCACAGGAAAATTTCAAGCCTCAAAAGGCTCTTTATTCGAGGAAGACTGTATGTTAGTTACATGGGATAAAGATTCCATAATAAAGAACCCAGAACGTCCAAAAATAAGCGACACATACCACTCAGATATAAACGATGCCGTCCTATACGCTTGGAGAGAAGCACGTCACTACTTATCAGAAAAACCTACCACAGCTCCCAAAGTTCGTACAAACAAATATATGGATGAAATGGAAGCAAAAGAAGCCGACAACATGCACAGAATGAAGAACGATCCCGATTATTGGTTAGAAAAACAAGTAGAAGACGATATGGAATCGCTTGACAATTGGGACGATGAATGGTATAATTGGTAGCAAGAAGTCCGAACATAGGACTAATATAAAACTAACACACACTTAGGAGTACTTATGTTTAAGGACATAAAAGATTTACAACGATTCATTATTTGGTGTAAAAACAATAAGTTAAAATCATTCAAACGAGGAGATTTATCTTTCGAATTGTCCGAACTCAGTTTTGTAGAAGGATTAAATCAAACCGTACCTGATGATACAATACTTAGAGATGAAGCCAAGTTAGAAGAATTACAACAACTAGAAGATAATGAAGATGCATTATTCTGGTCTAGCAGCTCATAAAGGACAACAACATGGATTATTCAATAAATGATGGTAGTAGATGGTTTGAAAGCTCAGACAACGATCTACACCAAGACGTATTCGCCTACCTAAAACACATGGACAAAGCTCAAAGTTATCGCTCAAGCGACAACCTAAGAGCAGCTAAGATGTATGGTAATTTTGACATCCTAGGACTAGATGCATATTCCTACACAAGATCAGAATCAAGCGCAAGCATTAATCATAAAATAACCATGAACGTAGTTCAATCCCTAATAGACACAGTTGTTTCAAAAATAACTAAAAACAAACCACGTCCCACATTTCTAACAAGTAACGGAGTTTGGAGTCTTCAAAATAAAGCAAAAAAACTTACAAAGTTTATAGATGGCACTTTCTCCTCAACAGAATTTTACTCAAAAGCACAAATGGCTTTCCTAGATGCATGTATATTTGGAACGGGAGCTATAAAAATATTTGAAAAAGATGGAAATATTGCATGTGAACGTGTATTCATTGAAGAACTTAAAATAGATGATGTAGAATCATATTACTCAAAACCACGTCAAATGCATCAACAAAAATACCTACACAGAGATGTTTTAAAACAAATGTTCCCAGAAAAAGCCTTACTAATTGAACAAGCCCATGACAGTATGGATGAATATAGCTCACAATCAGCAGATAGAAACAAAAGATCTATGATACAAGTAATAGAATCTTGGCATCTACCAAGTGGAAAGGGAGCTAAAGACGGTAAACACGCTATCTCAATCTCATCTTGTACACTCCTATCAGAAGATTATGAAAAAGACTACTTCCCATTCGTCTTCTTTAGATGGGGACAAAGACCAGTAGGATTTTTCGGTCAAGGCTTATCAGAACAACTACAAGGTATACAGCTAGAAATAAATAAAATCCTAAGAACAATTCAAGTTTCTATGCATCTAGTCTCAATTCCAAAACTATTAGTAGAGGCTAGTTCAAAAATTGTATCCTCTCACCTTAATAATAAAATTGGAGGAATAATAAAATATGCCGGAACACCTCCATCCTACTCAGCACTAGGAGGAATTCCAGCAGAACTATTTACACACTTAGATCGCCTATACAATCGTGCATACGAAATAAGTGGAATCTCTCAACTATCAGCACAATCATTAAAACCTAGCGGATTAGACTCAGGTAAGGCTCTACGAGAATATAATGATATTGAAACGGAACGCTTTTTGTCTGTTGGAAAAGATTATGAAAAATCATTCATGGATGCAGCACGTATCATGATTGATATTGCTAGAGACATATACAGCAAGAATGCAGATTTCAAAGTAAACGTAAAAGGACGCAAATTTATTGAAAGCATCAAATGGTCAGATGTAGATATGGAAGAAGATAAGTTTATGATGGATGTATTCCCAACATCAGCCCTATCCAACACACCATCAGGTAGATTAGCCGATATACAAGAACTAATGCAAGCAGGATTCATCGGAAAAGAAGAAGGTATGAAACTACTAGATTTCCCAGATCTAGAAGGAACCCTCAATATGATAAATGCCGACAGTACAAACCTCGAAAAACTAATAGAAGAAATGGTAGAAAAAGGCAAATACTTTCCACCAGAACCATATCAAAATCTTGAAAATGCACTACGTAAAGTACAACAGGCATACTTAATGTACAAAATGCAGAACGCTCCAGAAGATCGCTTAGAACTACTAAGACGATACATGGAAGACGCTCAAGGTCTAATAATCAAAGCTCAAACAGCTACACAAGCACAACAAATGGAGCAACTAGCAGCACAAGGAGCAGGTGGAGCAGCACAAGTAATAGCAGAACAGTCAAACATAGGAGCAGATCCACTAAACCCTCTAGTTGAAGGCGATATAGTCCTAGATCCAGAAGATGAAGAAATGTTCGCAGAAGAATCTATGGATATAGAAGATGCCCAAGCTCAACTAGATCAAGATATCCTCCCATCAGACGAAATGGAGATGGAAATGGAAGGCGATATAGAATAATAAAACATACACACAAATAATGAATGGTCCACTTAAGGATCGGGAAACAGGCTAACCTGACTCCCAAATAAGTAATTTTTAAGGAGAATAACAATGGCAGATGAAAATGGAAGCGTAGCAGCAACTATTGCACAATCACAATTCGGAGAACAAGCACAGGAGTCAGAAGCAGTTGAAAACACTCAACATGCAGAATCAGAATCCTCAGAACATTCCGAATCACAAGAGTCCAACGTAGATTTTAGCAAGAAATTTGCAGCCCTCTCAAGAAAAGAAAAAGAATTTAGATTAGAAAGAGAACAATATGAGGCAGAAAAGTCCGAATACCAAGCCCTCAAAGAAGAAATGGAAGCATATAAGGCAGAAAAAGCCTCAAAAGAATCAAAACCAGAACTTCCACTAGAGTACAGACTTAAACGTAACCCTCTAGAAACGCTACAAGAACTAGGAATTGGATATGATGTCCTAACAGATCTTGCAATAAATGATGGGAAGATGAACCCAGAAATGCAAATGAAACTAATGCAAGAAGACCTAGACAAACGATATGAAGATAAATATGGCTCAAAACTACAAGAATTACAAGCCAAAATAGATGCTAAAGAACAAGCAGAAGAAGAAGCAAGAGTAAACAACGCAGTAGATGATTTTAATAATCAAATCTCCTCCTTCGTAAATGAAAACCTTGAAGAGTATGAACTGATCTCAGCCACAAAATCAGAAGGTCTAATTTATGATGTAATTGAGGAACACTATAAGGATACGGAGCGCATTCTAGACATAAAAGAAGCCGCAGATGCCGTAGAAAGCCACCTATTAGAAGAGACACAGAAGCTCTCCAAGTTAAAGAAACTATCAGGATTTGGAAAAGAAGCCAAAGCTGAAATCAAGCCAGAAGATTTATTTGAGTCGCCAACTACACTCAGCAATGTGCAATCTGCCAGCACACCCAAATTGTCAGAACGAAAGCTAAGTAATGAAGAATCAAAAGCCGCAGCAGCTAGTCTAATACGGTGGGACGATTAAGAACAGAACTCAAATTTAACTAATAAAAACTAAACAATGGAGACAAATTATGTCATTAAATCTAACAACTTTTAGTGCAGCTTTGAAACAGCACTATACATCAGACCGTATTGAAAACATGGTCTACAAAGACAACCCACTATTGGCTATGATGCCAAAATATGAGCAATTTGGTGGTGAGAATCTTAAACTTCCAATCAAGCATGGAATCCCTCAAGGACGTGCAGCAACTTTCGCAACTGCTCAAGCAAACAAAACAAACACTCAATTAAAAGCTTTCTTACTTACTAGAAGTAAAGATTACTCTCTTGCCAGCATTGATAATGAAACTATCGAAGCTTCAAAAGGTAATCCAAACGCATTTATGGAAGCTGCAACAACTGAGATTGATGGAGCTATCGAATCAGCTACTAGATCTCTTGCAATCGCAATGTACGGTTCTGGATCAGGTTCAATTGGTCAAGTAAGTGCAGGTTTCGTAAGTACATCTTTCACACTTTCAAATGTTGAAGATGTAACAAACTTTGAAGTTGGTATGGAATTAGTTTTCTCAACAGTCGATGGTGGTGGTGCAGTTAAATCTGGTGCAATCACAGTTAATGGAGTAGATAGAGACAGTGGAGTTCTTACTGTTGATGCAGGTTCCGCTATCGATGCTGGTACTGGTCCAGCTACATCTGACTTCGTATTCCAAGAAGGCGATTATGATCTTAAAGTTAAAGGTCTTAGAGCTTGGATTCCAGATTCAGCTCCAAGTGCTACATCATTCTTTGGCGTAGATAGAACAGCAGACGTAACTCGTCTTGGTGGTATTAGATATGACGGTAGTGCAGAGCCAATTGAAGAAGCTCTTGTATCAGCTGCATCTCGTGTAGCTAGAGAAGGTGGAAAGCCTGATTACTGTTTCCTTTCTTACAACAAATTTGCAGACCTAGAAAAAGCTCTAGGAAGTAAAGTTCAATACATTGATTCTCAAGCTAATGGAGACGTAGGCTTTAGAGGAATGTTAATTCATGGACCTCGTGGAACAATCAAGGTTATCCCTGATCAAAACTGTCCTTCTGACAGAGCTTTCATGCTTTCAATGAGTTTCTGGAAACTATATTCTCTTGGAAAATGTCCAAAGATTTTAGATTCTGATGGACTTAAGATGCTAAGAGAATCAAGTGCTGATGCCGTAGAAGTACGTGTTGGTTACTATGCTCAAGTTGGTTGTAGAGCACCGGGTTATAACGCAAACGTATACCTAGGATAATAACAATACTAGTTCGACATAGCTAACCCTGTGTCGAACTTTCGCTGCGGCAAACCGCCCCAGACTAAACAGGAGACCAATTATGGCATCAAGAAATTTTAACAGACTACAAGCATTAGAAAAAGAAATTAAGAAACTATACGTAAAAATATCTACTGATGGATCAGCAGACGTATCAAGTATTGACGGTCTAGGAGTTGAAAGCGTTTCTCACGCAGCAAACGTCTACACAATCATACTACAAGATAAGTATGTTTCTTTCAAACATGTAAGTGCAATTAGTGGAGTAGCAGCAGACTTTCAAGTAAATTCGGAAGACGTTGCTGGAGCTAAATCAGTAGTAATTGAGTCAAGTGTAGCTCAAAACTCTACAGACATTTATGTGGAACTAGTACTTAAAAACACTACAGTCAAATAGAGGTAACTATGATTATCCTCGGAGACAAAAATGGAAGCGCAATCGCCAACAGCATTAAGGAAAAGATGCAGGGCAAAGGCATGTCTCACGATGACTTGAAATATGATCATGAAAAACAAGACGACAATGAAGATCAATTACAATCATCAGAACGTGCAGCTCATCATGTCATGGAAGCTATGAAAGCAAACGATGTAAAAAAAATGGAACACGCTTTAAAAGAGTTTATCCAAATTTGCATGAAAAAAGATTAACATCAACTAAACTGGAGGGTTCAAAAGACTCTCCAGTTCTTTTTTAGGACAAACATGGCAAACATAACCTTATTACAATTAAGAACAGAAGCCAGACAGAGATCGGATATGGAAAACTCCACATTCGTAAAAGATTCAGAATTAAACAACTACATAAACAACTCAATTTCAGAACTGCACGACCTTCTAATACAAGCATACGATGCAGATTATTATATTAAATCCTCAACATTTTCCACAGCAGCAAACGCAGAATCATACTCCCTCAGCACAGTAATCACAGATGATGATTTCTACAAACTACGTGGAGTAGATGCAAAACTAAACAATTCAGAATGGTTTACATTACAACCCTTTACATTTAACGAAAGAAACAGAAGACAAAACTTCGGAGCTTGGCGTTACCTAGGAGTCTCAAATGTCCGATACCGTCTCACTGGCAATACTATCCGCTTCACTCCTATACCTGATGACGCAATTGAATGTAGGATATGGTACATACCAGTTGCATCCGTACTTAGTAACGACACTGATACTCTTGACGACCTTAACAACTTTAGCGAGTACGTTATTGTCGATGCAGCAATTAAGATGCTACAAAAAGAAGAGTCAGATACATCAGTCCTCGAAAGACAAAAAGCAGCACTAAAAAGACGAATAGAAGAAGCAGCCAACAATAGAGATGCAGGTCAAGGAGAGTCCATATCAGACGTACATTCAGACAATGCAGAATATATGTCTTATGGACGATCATAAACATAAGGTACTAACATGTCTAATAGCGTAAAAAGATTTAAAAAAATAAACACAAAAGATAAAGAGCTAGTACAAGTACAAAATAACGTAGAAGACGTATTAAATCCCATCATAAACGCAAACATAGTTGATGGACTATTACTAAAAAATGTATGCCTAACAGCCCTAAAAGCAAACTTAGTCAAACATAAACTTAATAGACCGCCTCTTGGTTGGATCTTAGTACGAAAAAGAGCAGATAGTAGAATTTGGGATATACAAGATTCAAACATAAATACAAAAACATCCCTAGTCCTAACATGCTCACATGACGTAATAGTAGATTTATGGATATTTTAAAAACAAATAAATAAGGAACATACATGGCAACTAACTTTTTAAACCTCGACCTTCCAACAGTAAGTGTAACAATAGGTCCAGAATACGCAACTCAAAACAATACTGCCTTCGAGGTAATTGATGAACATGATCACTCATCAGGTAAAGGTAAATCAATCCCAGCCTCAGCCTTAAACATAAATGATAATATAAATTTTAATTCCAATAACGCATACAACCTATTACAAGTAAAACTAATATCAAACCTCTCCCCACTCACAGGAGCAGCAAACGCAAATAGTATATACATTTCTTCTGGAGATCTATACTACACAAACTCATCAGGTAGTGCAGTTCAAATAACAGATGGAGGATCAGTAGTAACTTCCGCAGGCGCACTACAAACAGTAGAAGTACAAAGCATCTCATCAGACGTAATCATAGCACCAGCAGACACATTCGTATTTTTAGATGTAGACACAACCGCAGCCCGTTCCATAACACTACCTCTTGCAAACGCAGTAGCAGGTGGAAGAATATATATCATTAAAGACAAAACAGGCTCCGCAAACACTTACAACATCACAGTAAATCGTGCAGGATCAGACCTAATTGATGGAGATACTTCATTCGTATACGATTCAAACCTAGGCTCTTTTTGGGTAATAGGTGATGGAGACTCAAATTGGCGGATAGCGTAATATGCCTTTAGTTAAAAATAAAATCCCCATTCCATTATCACTAGGTCTAGACACCAAAACAGACGAAAAGCAACAACCAATCGGAACTTTTCACATACTAGAAAATGCAGTATTCGATGAACCCGGAAAACTTAAAAAACGAAAAGGATACGACAAAGTAGATTTAATTGACACAGACGGAAACGCAATATCAAACAATAAAAAGATTCAAAAATTCAAAGACGAATTAGTCATGTTTAATGACGCAGATCTTCACTCATACTCCTCAACTATAAATCAATGGTCAAACAAAGGAAACGCTTTTACAGTAATTCCAGAATCAACACAAATACTAAGAAATAGTGTAGAACAATCCATGTTAGATAGTGAACATGCAGAAGGATTAAATATATACGTTTACGCAGACTCAAACGGAGTCCATCTATCAATTATGGACGAATCAACAAAAGCATTTCTAATAAGTAACCAAACCCTATCCGCAACAGGATCACATCCAAAAGTTATAAATAGAGGAAATACAATATACATAACATACTTAGACTCACTCTCACTAAAATTCAGAAGATTCAGTATATTTGATTTCAACAACATTACAGCCGAATCCACAATAACATCTACACAAGATACAATATACGATACACAACTTGTAAATGATAAAATAATGATAGGATACAATTCCACCACCGCTGGAGGAACCTTAACTCTACAAAGCATAAACGCAGACGACACAATATCCACAGCAACAGAAATAGCAGGAGAAACAGCATCAGTCGCAATAGGACTATGTACGGACATGACAAACAGAATTATATGTTCCTACTACGATAGTACAGACGTAAAAGTACTAGCCTTCAACTACACCCTAGGAGTAAAAGTACTTGCAGAAACTTCAATAGAAACAATATCTGATGTAAAAAACGTATCAATAATAGAACACGCAACAGATTCATACACAATAGTATACGAAGTAGGTGCAACAGAATCTTACAACCACTACATAAAACAAAACACAATAAATACATCAGCATCAATAGGCACACCATCAATAGTAGCAAAATCAGTAGCATTAGCCTCGAAACTATGGATACATAACAGCCTAATCTACATAACAACTCTTCACAATAACACTTTACAGTCCACATTATTCATAATGGATCTAAATGGAAACATATCAACTAAAATAGCACAAAACACAGCAGGAGAGTTAGTCTCAATTGGATCTCTACCTAGAGTGTCCCAAGTTAGTTCTGAAAAATACCTAATAAGCTCACAAGTAAAAGGTAGACTATCACAAGACAATGGAGTATTTTTCAGCATACTAGGTGTAAACAGTAACGTATTAGATTTCTCATCAGGACTCGAATACGATTCCACAACACTAGGACAAAACCTACACATAAGTGGCGGATACATGAAAATGTATGATGGTTCACAAATAGTAGAACATAACTTTCATCTTTTCCCAGAAGGACTTGCAGACGGTGGCAACTCAACTCTTGGAGGTGTTTTAAATGATGGAACATATGGATACGTAGCAGTATACGCATGGACAGACGCTCAAGGAATCTTACACAGATCAGCACCATCTCTATCCACATCAATAGTACTAACAGGCGGAACAGCAACTCAACAACAAACAATCACAGTCCCAACGCTACGCCTAACGGATAAAGAAAATGTTACAATAGAGCTATACCGAACAGAAGATAGTGGAACAATATACTACCTAATATCAGACAATGCAGCCCCTACCCTAAATGACAAAACAGTAGACTCAGTATCAATAGTCGATGCTACAATATCAGATACAGACTTAATAAGTCGTGAAACACTATACAACACTGGAGATGTATTAGATAATCTCCCAGCTCCATCCTCATCAATTATAGAATCATTCAAGAATCGAATATTCGTAACAACAAACGAATCAAGTAAATTAAACTATTCAAAAATTCAATTTGAAGGATTTGCAGTAAACTTTAATGACTCTCTTGAAATCCTAATCCCATCAAACGGTGGAAATAATAAAGCCTTAAAAGCTATGGATGATAAATTAATAATATTCAAAGAAAATAGTATATACTTCCTATCTGGAGACGGACCAAACAATCTCGGAGAACAAGATACATTCATTGAACCAGAATTAGTAAGTTCCGAAATAGGATGTAACAATAGCTTCTCAGTAGTATTAACTCCATTAGGAATATTTTTTAGTTCTAATAAAGGTATATATCTCTTATCTAGATCTCTAGGATTACAGTACATAGGAGCACCAGTAGAAGATTTTAACAACCTAACAATCACATCCTCAGTAATGGTAGCAGATAAAAACCAAATCCGCTTCACAACATCAGATGGAGACTGTCTAGTATTTAACTATCATCAAAATAAATGGGCAACATTCTCAAATCATAAAGCCCTATCAGCCGTATCAGTCGATAACGTATATTATTATCTAAGACCTGATAACCTGCTATATAAGGAAAATTCCTCATTTGAAGATAATGGAACATCAATAAAGCTCAAACTAGAATCAGGTTGGTTATCATTTGCCGGAGTACAAAACTTTCAAAGAGTATATAAAATGCTACTCCTAGGAAGCTTCAAATCAGATCACAAAATACGCATAAAAGTAGCATATGATTACGTAGAAGCTTGGACACAAGAACAAACAATAGATGTATCAGACTTCATAGATAATAGCGCATACGGATCTTCAACAACTTACGGCTCCGATGCCACATACGCAACACAGAACCTATATCAAATAAGACTTGACTTTGCTCGTCAAAAATGTCAAAGTATAAAGATATCCATAGAAGATATACAATCTTCAACCGGAGAATCATTAGAGTTATCAAACGCTCTATTCGTAGTAGGAACAAAAGCAACAGAAGCTAAAGTAAATAGCGCAAACAAGTATGGGACTAATTAATGGAAGAAAGTAATTATTCACTCTACAGACGAGAAAGAGAAAATGCAGAAATCGTAGAAGACGAATACGGATTTGCAGCAGCAATCCCATTCGGTTCCTACTGGTACATAGATGAAATATTCGTTAAAAGAAGCCACAGACGAACATACAAAGCAAGCGAATATGCAGATAAATTAGCCGAAATAGGACGTAAAAGAGGATACACATCACTACTAGGATCAGTAGACGTAAGAGCAGAAGGCTCAACAAATAGTATAAAAACACTAGTAGGATACGGTATGAAACTACACTCAATAGATGGAAACACAATATACTTTTCAAAAAAGATATAGGAGAAAAAAATGGGCAAAACAGTAAAATCAGTAACAAAAAGCGTATTCGGTGGAGGCGGCTCTACTGGAATGTTAGGAACAGGAAGATTTAAAGCCTCTCAACGTAAAATAGATAAAGATGTTTTTGCAGAAAAAGTAGCAGGAGAAGGAACTCAAGAAGCTTTACGTAAAAAACAAGCCGCACAATCAGAGAGATTAGAAGCTCGTTCAAGAGGAGAAGTACCATCTATTGCCGAAGCTCAATTAAAACAAGCCCAAGACCGCTCCCTATCTCAACAATTAGCAGCAGCCCAATCCAGACGAGGAGGAAGCGCAGCATCACGAGAACGTCAACTCGCAAAAGCATCAGCAGGATCTAGACAAGAAATTGCTCAACAAGCAGCCACAGCCAAACTCCAAGAACAACAACTTGCAGAACAAGCCCTAACAGGTCAATTAACAAATCAAAGACAACAAGATATATCATTAGCAGAAGGCGATAGATCCTCTAAACAAGCCTACGAACAATTAGCTACAAAACAACACTTAGCAGCACAAGGAGCAAATTTATCTGGATTTCAATCAGCAGCAGCAGCCCGTGGTCAATTAGTGAAAAATCTAGGAGAAGCAGCAGGACAAGCAGCAATGATGAAATCAGATAAAGACGCAAAAACAAACATTAAAAAAGAATCTAATTCAGGTTCTTTTCAAGCTGTATTAGGACGCTCAGAAGAACCAAAGATTAAAAAACAACTTGCTAAAAATAAAGCAGCAGATAAAGCTGAAAAACTAAAAAAAGCAAAATCCTTTAAATTAAGTGATAGTAATTATAGAGATGATGGTACAGGAAAAGGTATGTTACAATCTGCAATAAGCGAAATGAGCGATAAAGATAAAAAAGAAAATATTAAAAAAGAAGACAAAGAATATACAAAAAAAGCTACAAAATCTGTAAAAGAAGAGTTAGCCAATATCAAAAAAGCAGTAAAAGGCAGAGGAGTAAACAGAGCTTTAAAAGCAAACGGATTTAAAATCACATCAGCATCAGACGAAAAATCAAAAAAGAATGTAAAAGAATCAGACATGAGTCCAAAATCATTCCTAGACGCTTTACAAGCATACTCTTATGATTATAAAGATCCATCAGCTCCCGGAGCCGGAGAAGGCAAACACCTATCAGTTATGGCTCAAGACCTTGAAAAAGCTGGTCCAGTAGGAAAATCAGCAGTTTTAGATACTCCAAATGGAAAAATGGTAGATTATGGAAAATTATCAGGAGCCATGTTAGCCTCTCAAGCTCACTTAAATGAAAGATTATCTAAAATAGAAGGCTTGACAAAAAAGAGTGGATATGGTAAAATATTAGAAGCTAGAAAAAAATCTAAAAAACAAAGTTAAGAAAATATAACAGACCTAAAAGGACCAGATATGGCAGAAGAAAATAACAACCAAATTCCACTCGCACCACAACAAAGTGCAGAAGAGATTGTACAAGATCCATTCACTAAAGAGAATAAACAATTTCAAA